AAAATATATGCAAAAGTGAGTCTGAAACTAGGTGCGGGCGGGTGGGACCCACGCGGCGGCGTAAAAGGGGGGTTACCCCTTTACTTATAGGGCTATATATTATCGTTTAGTAGAGAGCGTTTATAGCGTTCTTAGGGTATGTTTAAGGGTAAGGGTTAGTTAATTAAATAGCGGGCATAAAAAAAGGTAGCCCGTAGACTACCTTTCTTATAGAGCGGTTAAGCTATCTAACTATTTTAATTATCTCAGCTTTACCTTTTAGGTTCTTACGTTCCCAATCGTCCGCGCCTGTAAGCCTAGATAAATAATGACCAGTAATCTTAGATACTGTTTGATTGTATATCTCGTCACCTCTACCCCAAAACTCAGCGCCGCTAGTTTCACTAAAATCATTAAGTTCTTTTAGTGTAGCCGTGCCGCCTAACTCATATAGGTAGTTAAGTAATACCTGACATTGACGCGGAGTATTTGAGTACTCTGCGTTAGCGTCAGCGCCTATGGTTACTTTCATATTAAGGTTAGCACCGCCTCCGCTAGTAGTAGGCTTGAAAGGGTTAGCTGATTTAGTGTTTGCTTTCACTTCGTTATTATTTTTCATAATTATCTTTATTAGTTATATGGTCTTACGTCTGCGCCATGTGTGTATTATATACTTTATATATACTATGTATACTAATTTATATTAATTAATCTAACTAATTTAACTAAGTATATTCCGTCCTTTTTCCGTGGTTCGTGGCTCGCGTCCCGTCGGGCAAGATTCGTGGATTCCTGGAATCTGGGAATGGGTAAGGGTCAGGGGCGAGTAGAGTCAGGGATAGAGTAGATTTGTTTTGATAGAGTAGAGTAGAGTAGAGCGATTCTAGGATTGTGAGAACTCACCCTCGATCACGTTTGACTCGCTCGCTCGTTTCTTAATCAACTCTTCGAGTCGAGTGAGTATATCGTCCTTGGACATCATATCGATCTTCGCGGTCAGGATCTCTCGTCTATCGATGTAGAGTCCGCCAGCCTTGCCTCGATGAACCTCGGCTGTGATTGCCGCGGATATCTGACCTTGGTCCTTTGCCTCTTCTCGTAGATCGTGGAGCGTGGACAGGTGGCTCTCCAGGGAAACTGCATCTCGCTCCGCGAGTGACATTTCTAACTCAATGAGATAGTTTCGTACAACTGGGTTATGATTGAGTAGAACACTGCCTTGTGTCTTAGCACCCTTGCGATCCTTTGTGTAGCCTGCTTTCATCGCTGCTTCAGTAGCTGTCATGCCTTTGACGTACTCTCTGCAGAACTTCTTTTGTTTAGCGTTAATGGGTTGCCAATTCTTACCGCTTTCGTCGATGAGAGAGTTGCCGTCTTCTGACGGTACAAGTGGAGTGTAGGTCAACTGTTTCATTCTTATCTCCAGAGTTTCTAATAGAGTTATTAGAATAATAATAGAAAATTAATAAATAAAATAGTTTTCTCGTGCCCTCTCCCTCTCTTACCTGTTTGTTTCTAATAGTTTAATAGAATTCTATTACTTCCTTCGTTTCACACTATCCACTGTCCACGAGCCTTTCAACGTGATTCTATTAGTTTATTACTTCTATTAGTAGTTCTCGTAAACTTTTTTCAAAAACTTTTTTATTTTCTAAAACTACTAATAGGACTTTTCTAATAGTTACTTTATCGGTTCGAGTTCATATCCTACAACTTTGTAGTCTTTATCGTACTTATGTACATACCAGAACTTTTCGCCTGTTTCGATATCCTCGAGCAACGCATCTGGATCCAACCCTTCTAGTTCCTCTACTATAGTGCTTTCACTAATAGGGTCGTTTAGGTTTTGAGCTTCAGGTGATCTCCAAGCTTCATCATTCCCTGTATTAAGCACACTCCACAACTCGTTATAAAGATCGAGTATCTTTTCTATTTTATCAACTGTAGTGACACAAAGGAACTCTTGGTATTGGTTTGGGTTCCTTTCTTGCTCATGAAAATGACATAAGCTAACTCTATATAGTTTATTTTCCATTTCTTTCTCCTTTCTTTGTTATTAAAATCCTAGCCCTTTTAAAAGCTAGGGGTATATTATACCTAAGAATTTACACGCGACTAAAAGCAGTAAAACGACTATCGCCCATAAAAAAGCCCGCGTTAGCGGGCTCTTGTATTCTTTGATTAATCGCCGTAATACTCTCGTATGGCTTTGTTTTGTAGTTTTTCGTAATACTCACTCACTGCTGCGCGTGCTGTTTTGAGACAAACTCCCCTAAACATATCTTCTGCGGTATATCCGATCTTAGCAAATGACCTATAAGCGTCGTTAAATTTCCAATCTAGTGATAGTAATTGTCTTTCACATTCTTTTTCAAAATCAACTAACATTTCTTTCTCCTTTCTTAGTTATCGCGTAAAACTCTTTTACGCGTATATATATTATATAGTAGAACAAAGTAGAAAAAAGCAGCGTACCAAAGCGCACGCGACTATCGTTTATACTTTTTTTCTCGTGAGATCCGCTTACGTTCCCAATCGTCCACGGGATATGAACCTTTCGGTCGCGTACCGCTAAGATATACGGGTCGCTCGAGTGGCAACCGTTCGATAATTTCGTGGGCTTCTGCCTTACTATCTAATTCGATTGTTACGCAATACTTCATGCTTCACCTCTTAACACTGAGCCCATTGGTACCCATACTGAATCTTCTAACTCGACCCATCGTTTTTGTGAACCGTATACTAGCCAACTGTCCTCGTCGCTATAAAAAAGTACGGTATCGTCGAATCGACTAAACGCTAGTATTTCACAACCCTCCCAGTTATGTAGTATAACGTCATCGGTTAAGCCGTCGACACTTACGTGTTCGAAATCAGGATCGAGATGTTCGAGTTGTTTATCGATAACTTCGTGCCATAGTTTTTCGTACCATTCGACAACTCGCGTCGCTTGTAGCCTCGTCGCGGCATATTGTAATAAAAACGATCGGCTGTCGCCTTCGCTCAAACTAGGGTACATTCTAATTGTATAATAATGATTTTTCATACTGCCTCCTTAATTGGTTCTAATCCGTAACCACCCTGTACTTCAACATAATTGAAACGCTCGCGGGTTTTTTGATTCCGTACAGTAATCGTACCAGTCTCCCAACGCCTAACTATCGGATCAATCGATACTAATTTAATATCTAATCCTGAAGCAGTCAGCGTCATATAGACCTTTTCGTAACCTCGAACTATTTCATAAATCCTTTCGGGTTTATCGTCAGGTACTAAACCTAATAGTTCTTGATCAGTATCTATCTCGAGCCATATTTCTAATACATTCATTACGCTGTCTCCTCAAATAATGGTTTAGCTCGTTCACCTATACAGGTGCCGTCACCCTGTTCGTGCATCATTCTTATTAATGCATTTAATGTAAACGCCATAGTCATTGCGCATAGCCACGCGTTATCTTTACCTGCGTAAGCGGTCATATATTCCATAACTTCGTCGAGGGACTCTTTAGTATCGAAAAAATTATTTTCTTTTAGAATTACTGGTTCTTTTTTATCTGACATATCTTTCTCCTTATCCTTGTCCGTCTCTGATTTGCATATCATGGTGTGCTCCTAAAAGGTTAGACCATGATTCTTGTATAGATGAGGTATCTGCACCTCTTTCGCTACAAACAGTTATAACTGTCTGTATTTTCTCTAACGCCATTTCGACTTTATGTTGTTGATCGTGGGGGTATTTTATTTTTTGCCTTGGCATATCTTTCTCCTTTCTTAGTTAATACTTATATATTATAAACGCGCAACAAACGCGAATAAAGCAGTACCACGAGCCGCTAACCACGTTCGTTTAACTCCTTATCTATCTCATCGATAATCGCTTTTATCGTCTTATCAGAAAAGCTCGAGTTATCGCATTGTTTAACAAACTCGCCTTTAGGTGAGTAGACCACAACTCTAATTTTAATCTCAAAATCTTCCATTAGCTTTCTTCTTGTTTTGATATTAACCAAATTCTGGCTTGTTTTTCGTCTATTTCTCTCATGGTAATTTTATATCCGAGTCTTCCTGCACAAACATAAAATGAAGAGGGTCTTGTTTTTGTTCTATCAAAAAGAATAGAGTCACCTACTTCCATCGATTTTAATAAAGTGACAAAATTGTTTTTTGCATTAACTTTTTTTGCAGGTATCGGTACATTTTTCTCTACTTCCATTAGCTTTCTCCTGTACTACCGAATCCGCCTTCGCCACGATCCGTAGAATGTTTAAACTCTGATACTATCGAAAAATATACAGACTCAACTGGCATAATAACTAATTGAGCAATACGATCGCCGCTTTCTACTATAAAGTTTTCGTCTCCATGGTTTTTAAGGTACACCATTAACTCTCCTTGATAGTCAGAATCGATTAATCCTAATACGTTTGCAGGCAGTATGCCTTTTATTCCTAAACCCGATCTAGGCATAATCATTCCACAAAGCGTATGGTCTCCGATATATATTCGGTAACCCATAGAAAATGGTATTGTTTCTCCAGGATGGATCACAGTATGTTCTAAGGCTCGTAAATCCATTCCTGCAGATCCTACGGTCGCGTACTGAGGAGCATGTAGCTCCTCTGCACGTGGATCAGTAAATATAATTTCTATTTTTGTCATTGTTCTTTAGCTCCGACTGTATGAAAACCTTCGTTAGCATTGACGGTTTCGTTATACGCTTGGTTAATACCCTCTTCAGAATACTCACTAGCGTAATCCGTATCGTGCTCAACGATTTCCCAGTTTCTAATCCAATAGACGCCGTTATCACCTGGATCGCCGAAGTTGCCGTAACAACCGACACCGAGTGATAACGTACCGCCAATCGCGTTACCGATAATTTGCGTTAATCTAGCAATACAATAACTAGGGTCGTCACCGCGTATACCAAACTCTTTTGCGGCTCGTAAAAAACCTTCTACGGTACTACGACTGCCGTTCCAATGTAGGTATATTGCTGGACATTGGTCTTTTTCTCTATGCTTTTCATCGAAAGCTATTACTGCTCTATTTCCCATCTTCATCTCCTTAATAATAGTTTGTGACAATAAGTATCGCCAATACGAAAAACGGGGAGATTAA